ACATATACCAGCAAGCCTATACGATAGACGATAATCCTTTCTTAGACCCGGCGTTTGTGGCGAACCTGAAAAAGGAATACAGCGGCACGGTATTATATGACCGTTACATTCTGGGCTTGTGGGTAGCCGCTGAGGGCGTGATTTACCGCTTGTTCGCTGACCATCCAGAACGGTTCATTGTGGATGATTTACCCGACCAGAAAATCCGTCATGCCGTGATTGGCGTGGACTTCGGCGGCGGCACTTCCGCGCACGCGTTTTCCTGCACGGGCTTCACCACGGGCGGCGCAATCGTGACATTGGACGAATACCGGGAAAAGGAAGCGCTGAACCCAACGAAGCTGGAAAAGGATTTCGTGGACTTCGTGAAGCGCTGTCAAATGCGCTGGCTGGTGACGGATGTGTGGTGCGATTCAGCGGAGCAAACGCTGATAAACGGGTTACGGACGGCTGCGGCGAAAGCGCATATCGGTGTGAACATCGGGAATGCCATGAAGAAACCGATCAACGACAGAATCCGGGCGCTGTGCCTGCTGATGGGCGCGGGCAAGTATTTTATAAACCGCGCCTGCCCGGTGACAATAGACGCGCTGAAAAGCGCATTGTGGGACAGCAAGCACACAACGGAAGATGTGCGGCTGGATGACGGCACGACGAATATTGACAGCCTGGACGCGCTGGAATATTCGTGGGAACGCGAAATCCCGAACCTGATTGCGGGGTGGTGAGATATGCAGGTTCTAACCAAACTTAAAGAATGGGGGCGAAAGCTCATGGACAGGACAGCAAGTGTAACGGGCATCGCCCGCGAGTACAAAACGATTTTTGAATTGGGCGGGGTTCCTTCCTTCGCACAGTTCTACGACTTCGGTATTTTCATTTGGAAGATGATTTACCGGGGTTTTTACAAGCCTTGGCACCTGATCCCCGCGCCGACAATCAGCGATCCGAACGCCACACGGAAAGTGTTCAGGATGAACGCGGCAAAGGCTGTGTGTGCTGAACTTGCCGGGCTGGTGTGGGGAGAAGAATGCGAAATCAATGTGAGCATGGACGGGCGCGAAAGCACAGATGAAAACCCCGACCCGCTAAATATGTTCATTCAGAAAGTGCTTTGTGAAAATGCTTTCAAGGAAAAGATGCAGGAAAGCATTGAACAGGGCGCTGCGCTGGGCGGCGCTGCTATGAAGGTATGGCGGGACGTTCGCCGGGACAGCAACGGGAAAGAAGTGGACGGCACTGAGAAGATCAAAATCGGTTACGCGATGGCCGACCAGTTTGTGCCGATTGCGTGGGACAATGCAAAGGTGCATGAAGCTGTGTTCATTTCCCGCGTGGCGAAAAAGGGCTGGTATTACACCCGCTTGGAATGGCACACATGGGACGGCATGACCTACACCATCCGTAATGAATTGTACCGCAGCGAAATGCAGAAGGGCGCGAACGGTGACAGCCAAGACATTCTGGGCATCCGCGTGCCGCTGGCTGAAATGTACCCGTATTTGGATGAAGAAACCATTGTTCCGGTGGGCGAAAGCCTGTTCTGTTATTGGCGTACACCAGTAGCCAACAACCTGGACGATAACAGCCCTTTGGGTATGAGCGTTTACGGGAACGCGCTGGAAACCCTTCACGCACTGGATATTTGCTATGATTCGTTCGTGCGTGAGTTCAGGCTTGGCAAGAAGCGCATTATTGTTCCTGCCCGCGCTGTGCGAACGGTTGTAGACCCGCAGACGGGCCTTGCGCGACGGTATTTCGATCCCGGCGATGAAACCTATGAAGCGCTGGCAAGCGACAGCCCGGATGATTTGAAGATTCAGGATAATTCCGTTGAATTGCGGGTGGATGAACACGTTGCCGCAATCAATGCTTTCCTTTCCATCCTGTGCCTGCAAATCGGGTTCAGCGCCGGAACGTTCACGTTTGACCAGCACACGGGCATCAAAACCGCAACGGAAGTTATTTCCGAAAACAGCAAAACATACAAAACCATCAAAACCATGCAGAATCAGCTTGCCCCGGCGATTGAACACCTTGTGCGGAACATCGTGGATGTGGCGGCGCTGTACGGCATGGATTTTGAAGGGCAAAGCGTTGAAAGCCTTGCCGCTGGCGGGTATCATGTGCAAGTCACGTTTGACGATGGTGTGACGCAGGACAGGCAGACAAACATTAACGAGGGCGTGATGCTGGTGGGCGCTGGGCTGCTGAGCAAATACACCTTCATGACAGACAAGAAGTACGGCCAGGGGCTGACCCCGGAGCAAGCCGAAGCCGAGCTGCAGCGCATCAAGGCCGAGGGCACCGGAAACAGCGTGGATGTGACAAAGCTGTTTGGCGGGATGGAGTGATGCTGAATGCGTCCTTCGTTTCTGGATGAAATGTCGTGGGCGATGGCTGAGGTTTACGGGGCTGTGACAGACAGAATCCTTGTGAACCTTGCCAAATACTTTCCGTACATCAAAGACAGCGATCAGATAAGCGGTTCATTTGAATATCAGGCGCGGATGCTGGCCCAGTTGGGACAAGTCAACAAAGAAACGGTTGATATTATCATGGGCAGCTTGGGCGGCGCGGATAACGCATTGCGCGGCGTTCTGGAATCGGCGATCATGGACGCGCTGAAGAACGAAGAACCGAATCTTCAACGTGCAGCGAAACAGGGCTTATTGTGGGCAACGCCCCCGGCCCCTGAGGTAACGCCGAACCAGATGCAGGCGTTCAAAACGTATTACCAGCAAAGCGCGGACAAGCTGAATTTGGTAAACACCGTGATGCTGGAAAGCACCCAAGCGGCGTATACCGCCACCGTTGCGGATGTAGCCAATCGAATCCAAAGAACGCAATCCATCATGAATGTGGCGGCGGGCGAAGTTGTGACAGGCGTTTCAAGCTGGAACACGGCGATGCATGACGCGGTCCAAAAGATGGTGCAGAACGGACTGACGGGGTTCATCGACCATGCCGGGCATCGGTGGTCGCCTGAAGCGTATGTTGCTATGGACATACGCACAACGATGTTCAACACGGCACGGGCGGCGGTTGACGAACGGGCGCAGGAATACGGGTGCGATATGTACCAAGTATCAAGCCACAACGGAGCGCGGCCATTGTGCTACCCGTGGCAAGGGAAAGTGATTTCCCGGAACGGCTGGCGCGGCGTGGTTGAAGATTTGGACGGGAACAAGATCACCGTACACAGTGAAGATGAAATTGAATCCTTCCGCTATGGCGGCGGGTTGTTTGGGGTGAATTGCCGCCATTACCCGATGAACTTCATCCCCGGTTTCAGCACCATCAAGGGCGAACCGCAAGACCCGGAAGAAAACGAAAAGGCATACGCTGAAAGCCAAGAACAAAGAGCGCTGGAACGCAAATTGCGGGAAGAAAAGCGCGATTTGGCGGTTATGAAAGCCCAAGGCGCGGACGAAGAAGCGATCAAGGCGCAGCGGGCGAAGGTACACAAGGCAAGCGAAGATATTGACCAGTTCTGCGAAGATACCGGAAGGGCAAGACGCAGGAATAGGGAATACACGCCAGTCAATGCGACATGGCCCGATAAGGGAACATGGGGCGATGTTTCAAAGCGCCAGCCTGTAAAAAATGTCGCTTATCAAGCGACACAAAAACCGCAAAATGTGGTACAATGGCAAATGAAGTATGGCGCACCGTTTGACGCCACCGGGGACAGCCCCAAGCTAACCAAGTACAAGGATGACGCAAGGGCAGTTCTTGATAAAGCCCCGGAAAATGCGCGGAAACTATGGGCAAAGGTTTCAGATCAGCTTAAACAGCCTGAGTTTGACGCATCAAAAGGCGCGTATTATATGCCTGCTGACAAGCGGACGCACTATAAAACACAGAAAAAGTGTTTTGAGCAGAGCGAATACCAACGGAAGAATACCGTATTTTTTCACGAATACGGGCATAATATCGACAATTTGCTTGCTGGTGGCGGTGATAGGTGGTATTCTGTACAGTATAAAGCAAATGAGTTTGGAAAGAAGCTGTATGAAGAATGTGAGAAGACAGTAACGGAATTTTTCTTCAAGAAAAAAGGCTATGCAGATGCTTATGACGCGATAAAAGCGGCTCAGAATGGCCCCGGTGGCATGGGATTCGGAAGCTATGTTCGGCAAGCGTTACGCGGCGCAATGCCGTCTGATGAATATCGGGCAATACGCAGCAAGCTGATAGACGCTGGGGATGATGATAGTGTGCTTCGGCCTCTGTTCAACAAGTACCTTGGTGACATAGTAAAACCGGAGATTAAAAGCGCAATGAAAGCTTCCGGTATCGGGAAAGAGTTCTGCAATTATGTAAAAAGTACATACAGCATATATGAACGTTCTGATGTGTCGGACATGTACGAACAGTATACATATAGGACATTTGGCATAACATACCCGTTTGGCATTGGGCATGGCGCAAGTTACCAATCTGATTATAATAATTTACCTATTGAAGCATTTGCCGAAATGTATTCAGCGCTGACAACACAAAATGATTCATTGAAAACAATCAAAGAGTTCTTCCCGGAATCGTACAAAATATTTGAGGATATGCTTTCGGAGGCGATAAAATGAACTTTGACAGAAAACCGTTGAAAAAAACACCGCAGGAAGAAGAACTGGATAACCTGATGGATGAGTACGAAAACGTATTTGGAGAACCGTATGTATTTTCCATCGGGTTTCCTATGGATGCCGACGAAGTAAAAACAGATATTCTCAATTGCTTAAAAACCGGGAAAAAGCAAGTCCTTCCAGAATACAACACCGATTATAAGTATTAAAGCGACCTGAACAGGCCGCTTTTTTCGTGCAGAATGGAGGTAAGAAGCATGACCTGCACTCACCCTGTATTGTATGACCATCCTGACGGCCTGCGCTGCCACATTTGCGGGGCGCTGATTAAAGCGCAGGAAGATAAACAGCAGGAAGAAAAGCCCGCAGAAGCGCCAAAAACTGGCAGGAAACGCAAGGCGAAAACACAAGCTGATTAAAGCATCCTTCTGGGTGCTTTTTTCATACCATCACGCCCGGCGGGGCGTTAAACACGCACCGGCCTATCACTCTAACAGGCCGCATAAAGGAGGAGTATGAGCAGCATATTTACCCGCAAGGCGCTGAACGACATCATGAGCAACGAAGGGCTGACA